TAACTTTTGTTTAGTTAAAGGGTGTAAGTTTATCACTGTTCCCAAAAGCGCTAAAACAGACAGATGTATTGCTGTCGAGCCTACTGGAAATGCTTTTCTCCAGCAGGGTGTCGGTCAGTATATACGTCGTCGGTTGAAGCGCTTTAATGTAGATCTAGACACTCAAGAGTACAATCAATACCTAGCTTCCGTGGCTTTTCGCGACGGTTATGCGACGGTTGATTTGGCCTCAGCAAGTGACACGATCTCCCACGGTCTTGTTTGGTCTCTTCTACCGATCGATTGGTATCTTTATCTCGACGATATTCGCTCCCACTCTATACGGGTGGACGGCGAATGGCGAACCTTGCAGAAGTTTTCTTCTATGGGGAACGCCTTTACCTTCGAGTTAGAGACGCTCATTTTCTGGGCTATTAGTACGTCCATTAATGAACTGGAAGAGAATGGCAATGCGTATCATGTCGCTGTGTATGGTGATGATATTATCATACACGCTTCACGGTTCGCATCCCTCTGTGAAGTTATTACTCACTGCGGTTTCGAGGTGAATGGATCTAAGAGTTTCTCTGAAGGTCCGTTCTACGAGAGCTGCGGTAAGCATTACTTCAATGGGGTCGATGTGACCCCCGTTTACCAGAAAGCTGTGCTCGATGGTAAGCCAGAGGAGATAATCAGGTGTCATAATAGGTTGGTCCGCTGGGCAGTTCGCTACAGCGGAGAGCCGTTTAACAAAGTGGTCCTTAAGGCGCTGGACGATCTTTTCGTATCCTTTAAAAAGATATGGAAATTTCATCACAGAATCCCGCGGATTCCTTTGGTGTCACCTGACGATGACGGTTTCTTGAGTAGCTCCTACAAGTTGGCATCGTATGATCCAAACCACGGTTACTATTGTGTTTTGTATCGTCCGAAGTCGAACCTCTATAGGTCTCAGGATTCCGCCTTTCTTGCCTACAAACTGAGAAAGTTCTCTGTCTCCTCAGCGGACCCGAAAGGGCACGCTAAGATTTCAGGGGCTTCTCAACGGTGGAAGATTACCTATGGCTATAGGCAATCTTGGGAACAACTATAAGGGCATGATGCCCAGTAGTTGAAGTACTTCGCCCA